TCCCCGAGGCTACTCGTGATGAGTGGAACGCCAAGGCCAAGGAACTCCCCGCCTAAACACACCACACCCACACACACACCAAAAAACCCTTAAAAATTTTTTTTCCACACCTACCCCTACTTTGGCCGCGGGGAAGTCGCCCCGCTCGCGACTTTATGATATATTAAAAAAAAATTGATTGTAATCTTCTTCTTATTTTTTATTTTATTCTTGTTAAAATACAATGACCCACGACAACGCTGATTATCGCGAGGATTACATTGAACGCGAAAACCACATCGATTTTGAGGACGAACTTGATTATCTTATTGAATTCTTTAGTAAAATGAACATTTAATGAAATATGTAAAAAAAAAATTGAATATGATTAAAACTTTTTTTTTACTGCAACCAATACACAATGAGACGATAACACACAGCGAATTAATAATAGATAGAACAGGCGAACCCTGTCTTCTTAAGACTTCTCTGGCAAAGTCGTCTTTTGAGGGTTCACCTACCATCTGCTGTTGAGGTCATGACGCCCTCACAGATTTGGTAGGTTTTTACGGGTGAGAGGTGAAGACTTAGCACGACGGGGGATGTTCGGCTGCGGATTGGCCATCCGCGGGACCCCAACCCGGTTATTACTCTATTCGGTTTGCTCTTTTAGAAACCGCGTGGAGATACCGCAGACCTCAGAATTTTAACCTGAACTGCGGTAACCAGGGCATCCCCGTGAGCTCAACGGTGCTTTGGATGTACCAGATCCTCTCCAAGACCTCGTGAAATCCCAACATGAGGCGGTTCCCGGCCGAACGCCACCCCTAAATAATCAACATCGCTTTGAAATTAAGTTGCTTTTAATAATAGCCGGCGGGCGAAATTCAGAGGAAAAGATGAACCAGGTGTTGACGGACACCAGATAATAATCAATTAATATACCTCTCCACCTTAGTTGGTGCCGCAGAGTAATGCAATTAAGCTACGACTTCCCGAGCACTTAACTGGGGCAGGAAGGGAAATTAATAAAATATTATAAAATTTTTTTTTTGCGTAAATATGTAAAAAAAAATTGATTATACTATCTTTTTCTCTCTACTTTGCAACAAGAAGTTATGGCGAACCTTTTCTTTGACGTTCTTCCCGCTGAGATTCGCCAGGAAATTTACGGCATCCGCCTTTCCGATGCACTGATGAGGAATTATTACAGGCGTGTTGCACAGAAAGTAGCACTTACGCAGCTTGTTTTGAAAATTCAGGCTCGTAGTCCTCAAACTACTTATAATGAAATAGGGTACAATGGATATAATCCCAAAAATAATATGGTACGATATGTTATGGAGAAATGTAGTAAAGTCATTACAAGTTCAGATGATAGTGATTGGTGGATTTCTAATTTGATTACACCTGTTCAACGTGGACTGACTATTCATGCTAATTTGGATGAACATGGACATCTAGGTTATCCAGTCAATCAGAATTATCTACGAACTGAATACGCTTGTAATCATCTCATTGAGGTATTGTGGATGTCATAGAAATCTAAATATTATGTAAAAAAAAATTGATTAATATATCTTTTTTTTCCACTTTAAACAAGAAGCCATGGCGAACCTCTTCTTTGACGTCCTTCCCGCTGAGATTCGTCAGGAAATCTATGGTATCCGTCTTTCTGATGCATTAATGAGGCTTTATTGCAGGCGACTTGCGCAGAAAATTGCACTTGCTAGTAGTGTTATGAAAATTGAGATGAATTACGATTTAATCTTCTATGATAATGGAGATGCCTCTATGCCATATTTTAATCCAGTAAATTCTAATGTGCGATATCTAACCGAGAGATGTAGTAAGGTTATTACCGATTCTGATGATCGTATTTGGTGGATGTCTCAGTTGATTAGACCCATTGAACAGGGACTAATTGTTCAGGAAATAATAGCTGCTTCGTGGCCGGCTGAGTTGAAGCTGGGGCCATCCGCGAACGAGAATTATAGGCGAACTGAATACGCGGTGGATCGTCTGATTGAAATATTTGGATGTCGTAGAAATCCTAACCGTAGGTCATCACTTTCATAAATATTTGCACCATAATTGCTTTGTAAATTGTATTATTTTTTGTTTCATTTTTGCAATTTTTGTTAGGTGTAAAAAAAATTGAATATGATAAAACAATTTAAAGACATAGCATCACTCTAAACAACACATACATGTCGACCACGCAGATGTCCTTTACCGAGAAGATGCGCTCCACTTCGACCGAGAAGAAGGCTGAGATTGAGGCGATGATTGCCGAGAAGGTCGCCGCTCGCGAGGCCAAGCAGCAGGAGCGCGCTGCTGAGGTGCGTGATGAGCTCTTCACGACTCTCACAGCCAAGTACCACGACACCATCAAGCGCGGCATCAACAACGCTGCGCGCAACGGGAAGCGGGAGAAGTTCATCAACTTCGCTCGTGACGACTTCAAGGCGAACTGCCATGGTGTGGGTTTCCCACAGCAGGTGCAGGCGGACTGGCTCAAGGAGATGTGCAATCCTGAGTCCAAGTACCTGCCGCTCGCTGATGAGGCCAACGACTGGTGGGCTGAGGGCGAGAAGATGCACTTCCAGGGCGTCGACTTCGATGTCTGGAACAACAAGGCCTTCACGGTTGTCTTCTCCTGGTAAGGTGAAGTGATGGGTGGGGTAGGGTAGGGTAGGGATTGGGAGAAAAACAAAAAACCAAAAAAAATTTTTTTTTCGTTATTTTATAATTGATTTAAATATATATTTACTATTAATAATAGTATATATATATGTGCGAGGAAAACGAGTGCATAATTTGTTTGATGGATACTTCTTCAAATGATTATTTAGAACTAGATTGTTGTAAGCAAACTGTCCATATAGAGTGTTTAAATACATGGATTAAAACAAATATTAAAAATACAGAAGAGGTAAGAAAATGTTTTCATTGTAAAGGAAATAATGATTACATAAATACAATTATTTATTATACAAGATTAGAAGAAGGAAATAATACAAGTTATGATTCAGATAGTAATTCTTTAATAGAAGTTCAAGTTGATAATCCAAGAATTGAGATTAGAAGGTCAAGATGTTGTATGTTATTATTTAACTTATTATGTTTTATTGGAATAACAACAATATGTTTGTCTATAGTAATTTCGGACTATAATGAAAATAATGGTCATAAAAATAGATCATTATTATCAGTTCCTATTTATTATATTAATTAGTTTTCTGTAGTGCGTTCCTCACGAGAACGATTCTGTGGACGACCACGGGGACGATCACCACCACGTTCACCACGATCACTTGCTCGTTCACCACGATCACTTGCTCTTACACGACGTGGAGGAGCAAATCCATCACGAACACGAGATAGATCTTTATTCTTGAAGCGAGTTTCACACATTAAATCACCATTCATAATACCAGTAATGTTAACAGCCTGATGTTCATGTTCGTTTTTGGAGTCCATTTTCTGAACGTCAAATTCAACATATTCACCCTGAACTAGATATTTGTATAGATCACCACCTGCTTTAATAGAAGAATGATGCGAGAAAATATCATGACCTTTAAATTCAGCATCATCATCCATTAGTGTAATAAAACCATAACCAGATTTGTTGTTGAACCATTTAACACAGCCGGTGTGTTTGTTTGTAGTTTGTTGTTCCGCGGACTCAACTGACATTTTTATAAATATATATTTTATTTTGGCTTTAAATTATTTTTTTAGTATATATAATAAATGTTATCTCTTAACTGTAAATGTAGTTGTTTAAAAATTAATAAAAAAAAGTGCTATAAAAATTCATTTATTATTATTAACAAAACCCCATATTGTTTAAACCATTCATTATTATTATATAATAAATATGTCTTAATAATTCAAAAATTTTATAGAGGATATAAGGCTCGCAGATATTTAGTTAATATTTTTAATAAACTTCCATCAGAATTACAAGAATTAGTTATTTATTATATAAACGGCAATTTTTATAAAAAAAAATATCTTAATACTCTTACTACTTTAGTAACAAATAATACGTATGATTTACATAATTACAAAAACTCTAATCAAAAATTATCCATCAATTATTTATTTAATTGTTACAAATTATATTATAAATATCATTCAATTATACCAATTAATTATTTAAAACACGCATATATTTTAGCAGAGCAAATACTCAATTTTTGCGATATATTACTTAATCAAGAACAAGTAATTTTAACATATTCTTATTTTATTTTTGAGAGAATACAACTTTCTAATTTAGACCAAAAAGAAATATGTAATTTAGTTGATATGATTTATAAATTTTCTAGTCTATATTCTTTTAAATATGAATTATTTTATTATTATCAAAATACATTACGCGCATAATTTTTTTATGTAATCATAATTTGGCATTTGAGAGAAGTTTAATTTTCTTAAATACATTAATATATTTACTAATTTCAAAGATACATTATTTTTTAATAATATTTCTGATATTTTAGATGCACTTTTTTGAGTTTCTAATGTATTATTTGTATATTTTACATATTCTTTATCAGTTAATAACATAAACATGTATACATAAATCAAAGATTCCATATCATCTCTCCGTGTTGGTTCTATTAAATTTACAACATTTAAACTTGCATAATTAGGACTACCTATTATATTTCTTATATTTCTCTCTTCTATATGTTCATGATTGATTATAATTTTTTTCGCCATACCAAAGTCAATTATATATGGTTCAAAATTCTTGTTTAAACAAATATTTGGCGGTTTTAAATCTCTATGAACTATACCACAATTATGTATATCTCTCAACGTATCTATAACTTTTTTCATTATTTCTACTAATCTCTCCAAATAATATTCACTATTGCAAAATCTATCTTTATAATCTTTAAAATTTAAATCAAATAAATCTAATACCATATAATATTTATTTCCAGATAAAAAGAAATCTACTAATGTAGATATATTTCTTACACACCTTAATTCCTTATATATGCCTGCCTCATATTTTAATAGTTTACTATCACTATCACATTTTACTGCATATTTTTTATTATTATAACTACACTCATATACTGAACCAAAATTGCCTTGACTTAAATATCTCTCTATTGTATATTTATTATTTATCATACTAATAAAAATAAATATTTATATTTATCTTCTTTTTGTTCTTCTTTTTGTTCTTCTTTTTGTTCTTCTTTTTTTGGGTTTTCTTTTTTTTGATTTTCTTTTTTTTGATTTTCTTTTTTTTCTTCCTCCTGCCACCATGTCCGGGTGTGCCTCCGCCACCGCCGCCTCGAACGCCGCCTTCTGCTCATCCTCCAACTCCATCTCCTTAAGTTGCGCCCTCAGCATTTTTATCTCCGCCTGAATTGCCCTATCGCGCTCCATATTTGCCGTCTCTGTTAGTCTCTGGTCTGTCGTCATACCTTTCTTATATGCATAAGCTTTTTTCATTATAAATGCGTACTTTTCATCTTTATCCATGCCCTCCAACTTCTCCACGATTGATTCTGTAGCTCTATTAGCGAGTAGGTCAGCATTAGTTTCTTCTGAAGAGTGTGGTTTTGATTGTGGTTTTGGTTCTGGTTTTGGTTCTTTCTCTAATTCTTTCATTGAGGGATAAGTTTCTTTGTCTTCTTTTTTTTCTTTTGTAGATTGAATCAAACTCTTTAATCTATCAAGAACCATTAATTATATAATAACTAAAAATTATTTTATAAATCGGCTACTTTTGCCAGATTTTGTTTTATATTATTTTTTTGTAAAAATTTCATAAATAATTCTGGCGCCATTGCGAGAGAATTCATATAAGTTGTGTATTTAAAATTACTTATTAATGTATTACTTTCTAATATTTTTATACTAAAAAACCAATTAGCAGGAATTTGTAATAATCTATTTGGTTCTAAAACAACTCGTAAAAATTTCACTTTATCAAATTCATTTTTGTATTCATCTTGTGGCTCTAAAATATCAACCATAGATGTAAATTTAAAATTTTCATAATCTTTATTAATATATAAATATTTGTAATCTTTAGGAGGACATAATGTAACCTCTATTGAACCTGTTAAAACTGAATAATAATTTCTACAATTTAAATTATAACTTAATGGAGTATATGAATTTATAGAACCCAATATTAGATCATATTCAATTGAGGATGTTCCTACTGGTCTTAAAAATAAATCATTAATTGAAAACTCTTTTATTAATGATGTTTCTTCAAGAAATTCTTTATTATTTTCAGATATATAATTTGCAGAACTATCTTTATCAAATAATTCTATAGCAGTTAAAAATTTCATAGGTAAAAACATATCGGTTGCATCTTTGTTAGTAATTTTTATATCAAAACTCCCATAATTATTTTGAATGTGTGGTATATCAAAATTTAATAAACCAATATTATTTATTAATAGCGGTTGTTTTAAATCACATAATTCTTCAAATTTATCTTTTGAAATATTTTCAATTTCGTAAACTTCTAAATAATTACTAGTTTTTATTTGATTATAAATATGAATATACAAGAAAAGAGTTATACTTAATATTAGTAAATTTATTAATATTTCCATTAATAAATTTACATAAATTAAAATTCTAATTTTTACTTATTCTTCTCATTCTACTTCTTGCACTACTTCTTCTCCTTGTTCGTCTTTCTCTACTACTCGTGGTTCATCATCTTCACTTACTTCAATTTTATCATCTGCCACTAACTCATCAGGTTTAATAGTTTCTTCAACTAAAACAGCTTTTACTTCTGATTTTATTGAATCTAGTTCAGTTTCTGTTAATGTAATTTCACTTACTTCTCCAATATCATTTGATTCATCGTCACTTTCAGTTTCATGAATATTTAATTTTCCATCTTCTGTAGTAGCCATAACACTTGATTGCATCATACTTCTTAATAACATTTCTGCTGCTCCATCTCCACCCATATTAAATATATTCTCGTCATTTTCCTCAGCTTCTTTTAGCTGAAGTTCTAATTGCAATACATGTTCTTCTACACCTAATACTTTATCTTTAATTTTTAACATTTCAACATTAGATTCATTACTAGTTTGTACACTTTTAATCACTAATAATTTTAATTCATCAAATTGAGATGATAAATTAGTAAATTTTTCTAATAGTGGTTTACTATCAAATTCTTTTACAGCAGCAGGTGGTTTATCTAAATTAAAATGTTTTAAATTTTCAGCTAAAACTTTTTTAGAAATTTCTACAATTGTTCCTTCTAAATGTTCTTCTAATTCTTTTATTTTTTTATCATGAACCTGTAATATTTGAAGTGGAGTAGATGCTTGTTTTGGTGTTGAATCTTCTTCGGGTTTAGTTTGTTGGCGGGACGCCGATTGACCACCTGGCGGTGTAATTGTTTGAGGTATAGGTTCTGCTCTTCTACGACGTGCTGAGGCTACTGCTGATGCTCCGCTCATTTTATATTTATATGTAATTTCTTTTTAAACTATTATTGGCGCATTAATAAATTAATATTATTATGAAATTGATAATTTTCTATTTTAAAATCATCCTCATTATAATCATCTATCTTATCACACAATTTTGTAATTTTTACTTTAGGAAATTTATATGGTTTTCGTTTACATTGTAGTTTTAAACCTTCCACATGATCATCGTATATATGAGTATTTCCTAAATAATGAATAAATTCATGTGCAACTAAACCACAATGATGTGCTATTAAATGAGTAAGTAAAGAATAAGATGCTATATTAAATGGAACTCCTAGGCCTACATCTCCACTACGCTGATATAAAGCACAACTTAATTTATTTCCTTTAGATACATTAAACTGACATAAAATATGACATGGTGGTAAAGCCATTTCATCTATTTGACAAGGATTCCAAGCACTCATAACCAATCGTCTAGAATTTCTTGTTGCAGGATTTTCTAATTGTTCAATAATATAATTCAACTGATCCACTCCTTTATTATTATAATCACCATCACAATCACTGTATTTTGCATTAAAATGTCTCCATTGAAATCCGTAAATTGGTCCTAAATCATCTTCTTCATAATTTGTTAGTCCACGTGAATCTAAAAATTCACGACTACCATTTGAATCCCATATATGCACTTTCTTTTCTTTTAATCTTTTATTTGATGTATCTCCTTTTATAAACCATAATAACTCTCTTAAACAAGTTTTCCAAGCCAATTTTTTTGTTGTTAAAAAAGGAACAATATTATCATCTAAACTAAAATGCATGGCACAACCAAAAACTGCATAAGTTGTTCCATTACGACCTACAAATTCTTCATTTTCTTCTAAAATATCTTCAATTAAGTTTAAATATTGATTTTCATCATGAACATCATAACAAAAATTATGACGTTGTTTATTGTTAATTAATGTCTTCTTTAGCATTTAGTAAAATATATTAAATAATATTTAATATTTTTTAATTTAGTATTTAATAAAAATATAATTAATATATTTATTTCTATATATAATTCAAATATGCCAATCGCAGTAGAAAGTTTGGAAGGAGGTTCATCTAATAAATTAAGTCCTGGAGAATTCTTTAATCATGTATTTAATTTTGATAGTGACAATAAAGCTAATATGCTTAATCTTGTTCAATATATTTTCATTGGTATTATACCAATTGTTTTAACATTAAAAGCCATTAAAACATACATTCCCGAAGAAGATGATGCTAAAGGAACACTCGAAATTTCTTTAGAAGTATCAATTCAATTATTCGCAATATTCTTTGCTATTTGGTTCATTGATAGAGTCATTAGATATATTCCAACTTATAGTGGAGTCGCATATCACAAATTCAATGAAGTTAACTTTGTATTACCTTTATTAATCATTTTAGTTACAATGCAAACCAAACTTGGCGCCAAAATTAATATTTTAGCAGACAGAGTTATGGATATTTGGAATGGAAATCAAAATGCACATGTAGGAAAAACTAACCAGGGCAATGTTAGAGTTAGCCAGCCAATTGTTACACCTGGAATTCATCAGATAAGTCGTGCTGATAATTTAGATAATGGTCTTATTGCACCACCACCACAGCAAATGCCAGCGCAAAATAATGTTTCTATGATTGATGCTTTACCTAATATGGCTGGTGGAGGTGGAGCTGGTTTAAGTTCATTCCAAAATCAAGCTATCCAAAACTCATTTATGGAAGCAATGGAACCTATGGCCGCTAATGGAGCACTTGGAGGAGCATTTGGAGCCAGTTTCTAAATTAATATTTTTATTATTTATTAAAAATATTAATTAATTTTATTTTGTAATTAATAATGAAAATATTTTATTAATAAGATCTCCTATTTTTTCTCTCATTTGCATATTTACTCTACCTAATACAGCCAAAGGCCCAATAGGAGGCAAAACACCTATTACTATAATTATTAACAAAAGTGTCGATATAGCTATAGATAACATTATATTTAATACTTTTTCCATTCCATCTTCTTCTTTATTACGTTCATCATTTTTTACACAATCTTCAAATGGATTTTCTTGATATCCCATTAGTCCCATCCAATATGAAACATTTTTGGATACAGTTAGTTCAAAACCCGACGTCAACATTAAAACTATAAAATAACCTAAAGATGATAACATTAATACATTTGGAGCTTGCAATGATTTTATTCCTCCTGTTTCTGCTATTCCTTTTTTACCCGTACAGGCTTTTTTAAATCTAAATTGTAAAAATGATACTACAATTCCAATAATACCAAATGCTAATAATGATCCGCCTATTTTATCTACAAGATCCCAAGTATTTGTAATTTTACCATTACATTTTTGTGAATAATATGCTAATGTTATTGATGATAATGCTAGTGATGACAATAATTCATATAAAATAGGCATAGAACCTACTAAAGTTCCCACTAATAATAATGGAAACGGCATATTGGCTTTATTATTATCAGTTTTTTCAATTACTTTAGATACACCCATTAATACTGCTATAAAAATTATAATAACATTTATTAATTTTGCTATTGAATATACTGCCTGTAATACTTTTTCTGTGTGTAAGAAACCCAACCAATCAAACCATCTTGATAAAAATTCGGATAATGCTATTAATAATATTGTAACTAATAATACAAATTTTGGTATATAAAGAGCCTGGCAGAATTTTAACATACCTCTCTCTAATTTTCCAATTAATCCAAAAAGTTTACTTATAACAAATTCAATTCTACTAAAAATTCTTGGGATAATATTACAAAAACCTCCAGATAATAATTTAGCTAATGGATTATTTGTTGCAAAATTTGTTACTGAACCTAAAGTTGATTTTTTAAAATTTGCTGCTCTAGATTTTCCCAATGCTTCGTATTCTTTTCTTTTTGCTGCTGCTTGTTCTCCATAATAAAACCCTGATGTTGGATTTTTCTTAACATCAGTAAAAATACTATTTTTAAATTTACTCATTATCTATTATATATACATATTATTATTCTATCAAATTTTCATCTAAATCTTTTACGTGATTTTTTATATAATTTGAAGTGCAAATTTTCTTAATTATTTTTTCATCATCTAATATTGCTCCACAAGTTTTTAATATTTTTGCAAAATATGCTTGTTTTGTATCATCTTCCATATAATCTGGATTACTATCTAACCATTGTTTTATTAATCTAAAATGATTCTTATTTAATGCTTTTAATGCTTCTTTTATTTTTGTTTTATCTTTATCTTTTTCCCATTTATCATCATCCTTTATATATAAAGTTTCTCTCTTCGTATCCGTGCAATGAATTGGTCTTTCATATAAACTTAATTTATTCATATTTTCAATAATAACATTTGTTAAACCTGCTTCTAATCCTTGAGTTCTTGAAAAGTCTAAATTTTCTAAAGTTAATTGAATTTGACTTATAAATTCTTTTATATCAATCGCGTCTTTACATTTTTCATTTAAGAAAATATTTATATTGAATTTTTGATTATTATTAATTGTATTATTATTATTCGTAGTATTATTATTAACTTTTGGTATAATATCTATTAGTTTATTTGTAGTTTCATTTTGAGCATAAAGCATTTGTTTTATGTCTTTGTTTTCTTGAATCAAATTCATTATAGTTTCTTCACTAACAGAACTAATAACACTTTTGTTATCATTTTCAGGTTCTTTAATTTCTTGACAGAATTCAATATCACAAGTTTTTTTATGTTTCCACAATCCAGACCTATTTTTGTAAATTTTATTACAATTAGAACATTTAAAAGACGATGTTTCAAGTGGCGTTTCCACCTCGTTTCCATATGTTTCCAAATATGCGTTTTTATGTTTTTTGGTATTTACGTGTTGGTTCCATAAAAAATTACTCGCACAATTGTAATCACAAACATCACAATAAAAACTATTTTTTTTAGAAGATTTTTTTTTGGTCTCAGAGTTCATATTTTTGGTTTCCATTTTCATATATATATGGAAACAAAACATATGTTTCTAAATACTTTTTTATAAATATTTAGAATTTTGGGATTTTTCGGTTGTATTTTGTTGTAATTTGTTGTATTTTTATTTTATCATAACAAATATTTTAAGAATAATATTAATTTGTTATTTATTATGATAATAAAAAAAACGAGTATGACTTATGGGATTTTTATGTTGTAAAAAAAATACAACCAAAAAATCGTAAAATCCCGAAAATTATCGTCACAAATTTTAAGTATAATTTCAGCGAGTTTTTTGCGGGATAATGGTAATAAAAGTGAAAAATAGGTGTTTTCGGAACGAAAAAGTATAAAAGGTAAAATATTTTAAAAATGGACATAAAATAAATGTCCAATCCGAAAAAATTTTTCAAACTTTTTTTTCCCGATTTTTTCAACTTTGTAACTCCAAAATATTTTTGTGACCTTAATGGTCTAATTTCAATTTTTAAGGTTTTTTGGCGTTTTTTTTCTTTAAGTTCTTTTTGAATTATATTATTATATTTGAAAAATAATATAATTTATTTTTTACGAGTAGATTTTCTTTTCTTATGTTTACGTTTTTTTGTATGTTTTTTACGTTTGGTTTTCTTCTTTTTTTTCTTTTTGTTTTACCCCAAGCGTATCTACGTCTATGATCTTCAGATAAATATTGTGCTTCTTCTTGGTATGGGTCTTCTTCTATTAATTTTTTAGATTGTTCTTTTGCAGTCATTGTTGGAAGAGCGATTGAGGGCTTCTCTGTGCGTGGACTACGTGGTCTTAAAATATCATATATTCTATGAGCTTCTAGTTTTTCTGGATCCTTTTCAAATCCAGATGAATATGTTGGGGAAGCTGGAGCGACGCCAGGAGCAGCGACAAGAGCAGGAGGGTCAGGATATTTTTTTGCTTTAAAATCGCGTATAGCAGTTTGGTGGGATTGTTTAAAATACGGAGGTACATAATCTTCTACATCGGCTAAATTTTTAAATTTTGGTTCAACTGGTAAAGATGGTTGTTGTAAAAAAAGCGGCACTCCATATGATGGTTGTTCTAGTAAATGTGCATTTCTTCTTCTAGCTTCTTGTATTTCTAAAAAATTTATTGGTTGTTTTTTTGCAGGTGGTTCTTTTTTTGCAGATGCAGGTCTTTTTCTACTACTCATTTTATATTATTAAAATATATTAAAATATATTAATAATATAAAAATGAATAAGGTTTATCAAGATATATTTTTATATGGATTAAATTTTAGTTATATTTTGTATTTCTTAGCAATGTTAGGAATAAGTTCTTTAGCACCTCAATATCTCTCGCATTTAAGAATATTTTTAAAGATTTATGTGGCATTATTATTAATATATTTTTATAACCCGATTACTTATAAAGAGAAAAAATTTACTGATTTTGATAGAAAATTAGCATTTTCAGCAGGTATTTTCTTATTATTATCAACAACAATAGTAGATAGTATTGAATTATTTTTAAAAGATAAAATTAAATTAATTTCTAGTTTCTACGCGTCTGATTCTTAGTTTGTTTTCTTTGTTTTCTAGTATTTTTAGATTTCTCTCCGAGAAATTTTTTAATGTTGTTCTCTATTTTTTTTGAAATAAGTACATCAATATTTTTTTCAACCTTTGTTTTATCTAAATATTCTAAATCATCACTAGATAATTTACTCATGTAATTAATAAAATCATTTTCTGATTTATTAAATTGATTAAACAATTCAACGTTTTCTTTAAAATATTTTCCAATTATTTCATCATATTTAAGATTATATGTATAAGGTTGAACGTATATATACCAAACATTATCGTGTTCCATTTCTGGATGATGTTGATCATCTACAAAACACATTTGCGTGTTAGATGGTAATTTAGTACAACTCAAAAAATCTCTATATGATTTACTGTGTGAGGTTCTACAAACTTCTACAATTTGACCGTTAACTTTAAAAGCTCTAATAATTTGATCAAATAATTCATAATTTAATTTTTTATGAATATAAGACCTAATAATATTAGCCCAATAATTAGGACCATTATTATTAGTATATATCATAACATAATCACAAGCACCAGATATTTTCTTTTTTTTTACATATTTTAATATTTTTAATATATTTGTTCTTAAAAATTCAGGAAATAAATCCAAGAAACTAAAAAAATATTTTTCATGAATTGCTTCACTATTTAGAAATTTTTTTAAATGAAACCAAAATTTATAAGGTTGACTAAAATGACCTATAGTTTCGTCTAAATCAAATACGACAGCATATTTTTTCTTAGTCATTATAATATTTATATACTAATATAAATAAATATTATAATTATTACAGATTTAATATAAACCTATTATAGATGAAACTATCAAAACAAGATTATATTGATATATTAAATTTTTATTCAATAAACTTCAGTAAAGATTTACCAATTAAGTTACTAAAAAAAATGACTGAAAAAATAATAGCAGAAAAATTATGTAGATGTATAAAAAAGGTTCCTAATGAAGGATTACCAGAATCAAGAGCAATTAGTATATGTAATAATAGTGTAGTTCAAAAAAAAAATTTAGCAATTTACAAATTTTCTTGTAAAAAGAAAAAAGAATTAAAATTAAAAAATAATTCAAATCCAAATGAAGACAAGATATATAAAACAGTAAATGGTAAATTAGGATTAAAACCAAAAAAACAACCAAAGAAAACAAGAAAAAAAAGATAATTATTTATTTAAATAATCTATTGCTTTCAATAGAATACGTTCTTGGTCTGATATTTTTTGAAATATAAGATTTTCATTTAAATAAATGGTTAAATGTTTACTATTATATGTTTTTAAACACAAAGATAAACCTTTATCAAGAATTTTTATATCACATAAAACAGCACCATTTGTAATCTTAAGTTGATCAATATTTTTTAAACTAATCCATCTGATATTATTACCATAATTTAAATCTTTAATATCATCAATATATCTGTAATCTTTTAATTTTGAATGAAAATCTTTTAAATCTGTTTTTTTAAGACCAAGTTGTTGTAAAATATTATTTTTTTGAGCCTTAATTTCTTGAATATTAGTATTAATTATACTAAGATTATTATCATTTTGTAATGCTTCTTCTAGTAATTCTATATTCATATATTATATATTATATATTATATATATTATTAAATATTTTCTAATATATATTTTGTAGCAAGTGATATACATAATTCTCGTCTATTTTGTAAATGTTTTTCTAATATTTGTCGTTGTGTAATATGAATACAATTATCAAAAAAAATATAATCACTACAAGTGCATGTCCATTTACGAGGATATTTTAATTGAACGTGATAATATACAGGGTCATACATTTTAACTTTACCAATACCATGTCTAGTATATCCTTCTCTAATTTCTCCCCAAGGAATAGGAGATAAATCTTGAACTATTTCTAATGCTTTTTTATAATAATTTTTACCAAATAAATTTTTAGCCCAGTTAGGAACTTCAATATCAAAATTGGTTTGATTAACAATTGTTTTAGCAATGAATGCTTTTTTAATGTGGCTACATATAGATTTATCTAATTTTCTACATTTATATTCACTAATCCAAATACGGTCTGTTAAATTATAATTAGGAAGCCAATTAATTTCTTCTTCTGAATAACCACAACTACAACTATATATCCAAGCACTAGGGTCAGATGGATCAAGAGCACCAAATACATAACATGATTTACCTGGTACTTCAACGTATTCAGAAATTAATATTTCTTCGCATAAAGACATATATAAAATTAGAAATATAATTTTATATATTTTTAAAGTTAAAACTAGTTCCACATCCACATTTAGAATCAATATTAGGATTTTTAAAATCAAATCTACTACCCATAATATCCTGTATATAATCTATTTCTGTTCCTAATAAAAACATTAAACTATTATTGCATAAATATAAGTTATAATTATCTAATTTAAAGGTTTCATCTAATTTATTGGGTTTATTATTATCTTGTAAAACTTTAAATTTATAAGAAAACCCATTACATCCTCCACCTTTTAAAAATAAAAAAATGGATTTACCATTATCATTTTTAATTGTTTCTATTAATTTACTCTTAGCAAGTGAAGAAATCTTAATCATTAATATATATTATTATTATTTATTTGTATTATTTTCACCATAGACTTTTAAAGTTCTAGCACTAGCATCATTTGCTCTAACATATTTAGGCATCCAATAATATTCAATTAAATGATCTGTAGCTTGATAATGTTTATTATAAATATATCTATAATATGCTTGTTCAAAGGTGGTTGGTTTATTATTACTAATTGGAAATTTATTATACATATTCATAAGAGATAATAGATTATATTGTAATGCAGAATCATTAACACTAAGATTATTAATTTTTTCATTGATAATTTCATACCAAGACTTAGTTAAACTACTAACACCATCACTAAATGCTTCCTTGGTTCGCCATAAAATTTCTTTAGGTAAAAGTTCAAATGCGAGTTCATGAAATGATTTTCTAATTAAATATTTTTCACAATTATCTTTTGTTGAATTAAAACGTAAATTTCTATCAATTGATAAATAAAATTCAACCCATTTTCTATCTAAAAATGGAGTTCTAGGTTCAAGACCATGTGAAGATATACAACGGTCACTTCTTAATACATCATACATATGAATATCTTGAAGAAGACGTTTGCATTCTCTATCAAATTCATAAGCATTAGGAGCCTTTTTGAAATATAAATATCCACCCATTAATTCATCGGCACCATCGCCATTAAATATGACTTTACAATCAGTATTTTCTTTAATATATTTACCAACTAAATAATTTCCAACACTAGCTCTAACAGAAGTAGTATCATAGGATTCAATAGTCTTAATGACTTCAGGTATAGCATCAAAGAATTGATCTTCTGTTAAAAGTATTTCGTGATGTTTAGTTCCAAGATGTTTAGCAACAATAGCGGCATATTTAAGGTCTTCTGAACCAGGTAATCCAATACTAAAAGTTTGTAAAGGTTGATCTGATTTATAAAATTTATTAACCAAAGCAGCAATTAGACTACTATCTAAACCACCAGATAGTAAACAACCGATTGGTCTTTCACATGTTCCAGATACACGTTTTTCAACTGCGTGATGAAGATTATCAACAATTCTATAATATAGTGATGCAGAAATTTTAAAATTGATATTAGAACAAGGAAATGAAGTGTATTGTTTATAAAATGTAGATTTAATTTTACTATTATCAATAATCATATAACTTCCAGGTATAAAATGCTGAATATTTTTTTTCGTAAGAGATAAAGGATATAATACTTTTAATTCGCTAGCAAATGAAACAATATTATTTTCACTGAAATAATATAAAGGTCTTACTCCATATGGATCTCTACCAACTATAACTTTATTGATATTTCTATCATATAAGATGAATGCAAATACTCCATCTAAAATAGAAAGAGTAAATTCAATTCCATATTTTTGATAAAGATGAAGAATAATTTCGCAATCGGAATCGGTTGTTAATGCGATAGAATTATCTTCAGCAAGTTGCTTAAAATTATATATTTCGCCGTTACAAACGAGAATAATATTATTAATTTTAAATGGTTGATTAGATTGTGTATTTAAACCATTAATAGCAAGACGATGAAATCCAATATGTATATTATCATAAAGATTTAAGGTTGAAAATTCAGGACCTCTAGATTTACCTTTATCAAAACATTTTTTTAAGTTAGAAGATGAAGTATGGGTGTTTTCATTTGCATTTAATATGGCAAATATTCCGCACATATTTAGCTATAATATATTATGTTTATGTCTTTAATTGTTTTCAATTAAATTTAAAATAAAATTTTAAAATATTTAATTATAGTAAATGAATACTAGTGTTAAATTACAAAATTTTGAAAAATTAGATACAATGAATAGAAATTTATATACAAGAAATATTCCTTCCGGGGATATACAACCAAATTTTGATCCAAGACCGGTAAGTACAAAATATAGTACATTACCTTTAATTGATCATAGAAAAGAAGCAAATATTCCAATTATAAATCAGGGTTGTTATAATAGTGAAGAAGTATTTTATCCAGGAACAACAAAACCTAATTATTGCGGATTTGCTACAAATGTAGATAAAGAAAGCACATTAAGAAATCAATTTTTTGCTTTGCAAGCAGCAGATCAAGCAAAATATATACCTCCATCTTCGAGTGATTTATATATGAATCCAATAAATTTTCAAACAGTTCCAGTTGATTTAGAAGAAACGATGTTATTTAGAGAACCTGAATTTGCGGATTTTAATCCAAATCCGTCGGTAATTATTGGAAATAGAATATTTAATAATGCAACTCGTGTTCAATTAAAAAATTTAAAATAAAAATTTATATTATTAATTATGAATACAAATAATAATATAAATAATTATGATTTATTATTTTTAAGTAATAGAGAATTATATAATAAATTTTTGGAAAAGAACCAGGAAACACATATAAATATAAATGAAGATGTTATAAAATATAAGAAAGAAATAAAAACAAAAATGAATAAATTATTGGATGCTTATTTAGATGATAATAATGATATAAATAAATTATTAAAATCAAAAAATGATAGTGAGAAATATAAACATTTATTTTATAACTTTTTAGTAAGTTTAATAGAAAATATAAAACTTCAAGAAATAAAAAAATCAATAAGTAAAGATTTAAGTGGAGTAAAAAATGAATTTAATATAAATGTAGAAGATATTTGTAATAATTTGATGTCTATTGATATGAATTTAGCACAAGAAAATAATAATATTGTAAAAAAAATAACAAATTTAAATGATTTTGTAAATGTAAAAAATCGCGTTTATAAACCAAAAATTCTTCCAAAAAAACGATGATAAAAAATATCACTATATATTAATAGTATGGTTAAGAATACAAGAAAACATAAAAGTAAAAAATTTAAAACATTAAAATGTGCGCCAAAACAAGATAATAAAGTAATAAGTGGTTTAAAAGGAAAATCTTGTTATGGAAAAGAAGAAATATTAAATATGAAAAAAGTTTGGAATAGTAAAAACAGTAACAAAATAACTACTAATGAACCAAAAGAAATATGGAAATTTTTAAAAGACAATTTATCAAATAAATGTTATAATGAATTATGTTGGTTGAACGATCGAACATTTAATTCAAAAATAAATAAAGATGTAGTAATGAAGAGTATATTTAGACCATTCTCTCCAGAATCTTGGAAAGAAAAACCATATGAATGGTTATCTAGTGTTGATATAATAAAAGTGATGTCTCAATATGAAAAAAAATATAAGAAATTTTCTTTTATTGGTCCATCACCAATTGATTTTGATGATAAGAAGTTATTTGGGACTTGTGTTTGGGAGAGATTATGTAAATTTGATTTAAGTAAATATATAAAAAAGAAGAAATCAAAAATTGGAATAATATTTAATATGGATCCACATTACAAAGATGGTTCACATTGGATAGCATTATTTGTTGATACAGAAAAAAATTTTATTTTTTATTTTGATAGTAATGGTGATAAAATACCCAAGAGAATAAAAGTATTGGCAGATAGAATAATAGAACAAGGTCACAAATTAAATAAAAATTTAGAATTTATGACGAATGAAGGTAAAGAACATCAAAAGAAGGACGGCCAGTGTGGAATTTACAGTTTATATTTTATAATTGAACTGTTAAAGGGAACAAAAAAACCAGAGTATTTTAAAAATCATAGAATTCCAGACGAAGAGATGAGAGATTATAGAATAAAATATTATAATACTAACTAAAAATTTAAGATTAAAAAAAAATTGATAAAATTATATTATTTATATCAATTTTTTTTAATAATGAAAACTGGCGAAAAATGGAGCAGATTGATTATAAAAATAATGGGTGAAGTAGAAATATGGAAACCTATTAAAGGTTATTATGATTATTATTCTATTTCTACTTTTGGTAGAGTTAGAAATGAAAAAACAGGATATATTTCAAGCAAATTAGGTTTGGATAAAGATGGTTATTCAAGATCCAGATTAACTAAAAATGGTCAATATACAAAAACAATTAAAAGACATAGATTGGTTGGTATAGCATTTTTACCAAATCCTAATAATTATCCACAGATTAACCATAAAAATCAATATGGTTCCAGAAGTAATAATAATATAACTAATTTAGAATGGGCTACTCAAGATATAAATGCTTTATCTATTAATAGAACAACTAATATAGGAAGTATAAGACAATCCTCAAAAAAGTGTTGGGAAGTAGGATTACAATTTAATAAGAAAAGACATTATTTTTGGGCTGAAACAGAAAATTTATGTAAAGAATGGTTAAATAGGAGAGAGTATGAAATTAGGAACAATTTACCACTAACAGAGATATAATTAGGGATTTACAGTTTATATTTTATAATTGAACTGTTAAAGGGAACAAAAAAACCAGAGTATTTTAAAAATCATAGAATTCCAGATGAAATGATGAGAGATTATAGAATAAAATATTATAATACTAATTAATTTTTTTTGAATCTCTCATTGAAATCAGTAAATTTCATATTCATATTTAAATTATAAACAGTATTATTAAACATTTTATCATTTTTTCTTCGCTCTTCTTGTCTATTTAAAATATTTAATTTATTAATTCCTATTGAAATCCAATTATTTAATGTAGTTTCTAAAGAGTCAGGTAAATATGGTAAAGAATATAATATATGAACGCAATCATGAGGCAACAATTGCGTTAATAATTTAGTTGTAATAAATTGATGATGAGAAGTTCCATTTGAATAAGTTAAATGTAAAACTTTATTCTTTTCTACTTCTTTATACATTACCAAAACAGAGTTATGTCCTTGAACAACATAAACACAAGCACCTTCCATTAATAAATATAATTAAAGAAAATAAAATTACCTAAAGTTTGTATTTAAAAATAAAAATTTAGTATATAATTATGAATTATATATTAAGTGAAAAAAATAAAGGATTTTTATGGAATATTTTATATGAAAAAAATATTTTTAATGGAATTCCAAATGATAATTTAGATAAAGTAAAGAATTTATTTGAATCTACTATTGTAAATGTATCACAAAATACTAAAAATAAAGAGATTATAGAAATAAATAAAGAAATATTAAGAACATTAAATACAGAAATTCAAAGTTTAAAACGGAATTTGCTTGAAAGTAAAAATACTAAAGATGAATTTAAAGATGAAAAAATAGTAGTTTTTGATAAAAATTTAGAAAATCATAAAAGTTCATTAAATAAATTAATAAATCCTGATAAACCAAAAGAGATAGATTTTGCAGATGAAACTGATAAACCAATAGATAATAATGAGATGAATAGAATATTAGAACAAATGCA